CCGCCTTGATTGTACTTAGCTTCAGAATACGCTATTGCTGCGGCTTGCTTTGCAGGGTAGCCTTCTTTGCGTAATTTGCCAATGTTAGCGCTAATTACGTCAGTACCTTTGCCTTTTTTTAATGGCATCTAGCACTCCAAGTATCCGCCACCTTTAGTAGCAGCACCCATTCCGCGTACAGTTCCGCGAGTCATCTTCATAGGTATTTTGGCTTCCGCTGTCTTTCCATAAGGAATACGACCCTGATTATCAATCTGAGCGTAAGAAACAGCTTTCGGTGTATTAGCAGGAGGAGACCCGTTAACGTTTATTTTTCTATCTTTCATAACTACTTTCCTCTTTGTTTGAGTAATTCCCGCTCCATAGATGAATCTATACGGGCCTTTGTTTGACGTTCTTGCGCCGCCAATCTTTGGTTAAACTGCTCACTACGCATCGCCAAACTCTGATTATCTAGCTGCATTTTTTGTGCATCTATTTGAGCATCGTTCTGTTCAGACTGCGCTTTAATCTGCAACTCTTTCTCTTTAAGTTGTACTAACGGATCAGGACCCTCTTGACCCTCACCAGATATCTGAGCAGATAATTGTTTAATTTTCTGCATACCCTGTGCAATAATCTGTGCAATCATAGCTTCTAAAGCCATTGGGTCTTGGGCCGCGGCCCCCGGTTGTTGTTGCATCTGTGCTTGCGCCTGCTCCGTGGCTTCTATCTTAACGTGCTGCAAAACATGCTTTTGTAACTCCATAGCCACTGGAGGTAAACTTGCTACCATGCCCGACGTACCAAAAACTAAATGTGCCATGATATGAGATTGATGGTCCTGTCCCTCAAAAGCTTCTAACGTTAACATGTCCAACGCATCAATGTTCTCTTGTGCAGGGTCCGTGGGCACCGGCTCAGTATCTGGAACCGCAACCATTATCCGATCCACATCAGTCACGCCTAACGCGTCATACATATCACGGTATACTTCATGCATATTATGTAGCTGCGGAGCCGCAGCAGCTAATTGCATCTTAGTCTGAGCTAATAAAATTCTTTGCGACTGACTAAAGACATTAGGATTAGATACAGGGATAACATCCACTTTATCATCAAAATCACTCGCCATAATAGTCGCGTCATCACCCGCCACAGAATAAGGGTATTCCTGCGGTAAACTCTCCGACATGACCCGCGCAAGGATCTTAAACTCAACCCGCATTGCATAATGCATTCTTTTATGTACAGCAGACATGACCCGCGAGCCTTGTTCCAACATCGCCATAGTAGTTCCCACAGCCGCCTGCTCGTTGCCATCGCCAACTTTCATATCAGTTATTGTAGCAAAACGTTGCCCCGCTTGGACCACAAACCCTAGTAAATTAAATAAGGTTTGGTCCGGTCCCTTAAATGGCAGCGGCATAAGGCTGTCACGAATAGCCCCTCCGGGAGCATCCACATCGCGGAACTCACCGGGCTGAAGCGGTTCATCATCGTCTCGGATTCGTAGTCCGCGGGCCTTGAAACCCGCTGGGAGGTTGGACAACGTACCGGCATCGATTAACTGCCTCAGAGCCGCCGTGGCAGTTCGTGACAAACCGCCAATAGTATGTATTAAACCTAACCCGTAGAACCCAAATCCCGGTAGGAATTTGTAGTGTACAAAATATTGTATCTTACGTTTCTTGTCGTCGTCCTCAAGATAATTACGACGTATAGCAAGTACTTCACCATTATCTTGCGAAAGAGTTACAACGTAGGGTACCTTAATCCCCGTGTCCTCTCCGTCTTCGTCCTTCTCTTCGTAGCCTTCTAAGTCTAAATCAACATGACATTCTAAAATAGTACAGTCATAATCAAGGTCCGTAGGTTCAAATCCTTCTATTTTAGACGCTTGCTCTTGCACACCGCTAAGTTCTGTTTGAGATGGAATAACTTCCACATCTAAATAAAACCCAGATACCTGCTTTTTACGCAAATCATTCAACGACATGCGAAGCGTTTGCGTAATATTAGGACAACTGTCTAAATCAGAGGTCTCATACGGAACCACTAGGTTCTCCGCAGGCACAAATTTACTTACCGCACGGCCTATTGTCTCATCATAGTACACTTTCTTGAAGGTACTTCCCGCTAACGGTAAATAAAACAACATCTGATCCATGTCAGGAGTGTAATCTTCCATAACATTTGTAATATAATAGTTCATAAACTGCTTGACACGCTGTGCTTGTGCCATTTTTGGCACAGTATCTTTGCCCATTACCTGAGTTTTTACCGGACCACCCGCAGGTAACAGCTCGTTAAACGCCTGTGCTTGGAATTGTGTGGCTGCTTCTGCCAATAACGGATGCGTAACACCCGAAGCACCCCTAAAAGGTTGCGTTCTTTCCGAATGCGTAAACCCTAATAACTCTAAACCATTAGAGTAAGTATCTTCCCATTCCTGCCTACTTGCCTTGTTTGCGTCATATTCTCCCAATAAATCACTGGAAATGCGTCCCAGCTCACGGTCCGGGATCTCTTCAGCAAGATTCATATAGAAATCATCGCTATCTCCGCGAACGTCCGAAGGTTCAAAATCTACAGTAACACCACCGTCTTCGTCCGAAGTAATCTCAATACCATCAACATCTTCCGCCTCTATCATAGCCATAACGTTGTTTTGACTATCAGGAAGTTCTATCTCAATTTCCGCTCTTAAGTCGTCCTCGTCCAACTGAGAAGGGACCCCAGTGTCCATTAAACTTGTAAAACCTCTGTTCTCTTCTTCAGCCATAAAGACCTCCTAATCTAATAGTACATTTTTACTGTAGCAGACTCTTCTTCATTTTCCCAGTCATCTGTTGGTAATTGTACAAAATTACCTTGACGGTACCTCATTAGTGCTTGGGTCATACTATCTACTAAATCATCATACTCACCGTTTGGGAAGGCAGCAACCTCCTCTATCAGCTCATCTGCAAACGTTTTATCGGGAGCCCACACCATTCCCGCCTCAAATAAAGGCGAAACAGAGTGAACTCTAGAAACCTTATCATTTCCCCTACTAGGAGTAAAGTTAACTACCGGTATTCCTACGTTACGCAATTCATGCGTCAAGGGGGTACCACTCGCTTTCGCTTCCACTATAACCGTGTCGGGGTCCCAAAACTTATATTCCTCTAATGCAACCGCTTTTAACTCAGGAAAATCCCATCTCCCCTTCTTGCTGTCAAGTAAAATTAAATTAGGACCCAAACCATCCACAGGATAAAATACCCCCCATGTTGTAATCGCACTAAAATCCGCAGTCTCCTTCTTACTAAACGCCGTATCATAACTTTGTATCACATATTCTAAATTAGGTACCTTTTCTTTCTCCCAAACCTTCCACCACTCACGGCGAATAATCGCATTCTCCTCACCAGTAGGGTTCTGCTGATACTGTGCATTCCACTTACTCGGAGGAATAGAAGCCTTAACCGAGATTAAATCCTCCAAAGACCAGTACTCAGGCCAACACGGAGTCTCATCATCAAACAAAGCAGGTAACTCAACTATCTCCCATTGATCAGCTAATGGATCTTTAGCCATCGCCCGTACCAACTGACCCGTCATATCTTTCTCAGACCAACGAGTTTGGACCAATACAATACTACCTCCCGGCTGGAGCCTCTGTCGGGGGCCCCCAGTGTACCAATCCCACGCATCATCAAAACCGTTATTAGACATAGCCGTCTGCTCCGAGTGCGGATCATCAATAATCACTAAATCACCACCACGACCCGCTAAGTTTGAGCCAACACCAACCGCATAATACATTCCACCAGCACTCGTGTCCCACCGCCCAGAAGCCTTACTGTCCACAGCTAACTTAACGTCCGGAAAAACCTCCTTATACTCGTCCGCATCCAAAAGGTTCTTTGTCTTCCGACCAAACCCAACAGCTAACTCCGTCGTGTGCGTCGCCTGAATGATCTTCATCTTCGGATTACGGCCCATCATCCACGCCGGAAACAAGAAAGATGCAAACTCACTCTTCGTGTGCCGAGGAGCCATGTTAATAATCAATCTCTTTAACTCGCCTCTCGCGACCCGTTCCAGCTTGTCCGCTATTATTTTATGATGTCTACCGGCAATGAAATCAGGCCACATAGTTTTTACAAATGTTAAAAAATTATCTTGGCAAGCTTCGTTCTTCTCAAGCTGCGCGAGTCTCAATTGAAGCTTCAGGGACTTATCTTCATAGGCTAGATTCTGTGTGGCTACCATAGGGGTCCCTAAACAATATATGCGACTATCTACCCTTATATAGGACACTTTGTTCCGATATGAAATATCTAATAAATTTTTGTGACGAACATGGTCCAAGCCCCCGCCAGCCAAAAAAGCTGCCGAAAATCTCGATTTTATGGCTTAGAGCTATATAAATAAGGTTTTTAGCCTCTATTGCGGAATCCTAGAAAAAAACGCCACTACCCAAGGCCCAAGGCCTATAGGCCCATGATCTACCCAAGACGACGCAAGGCCCACGGGTCGCGATGGTTTGCCAGTTAACAACGGTCCACGGCTCACGCATCCAGTCGATGCGATAAGACCTAAGGCCCACGGCCCACGAACCACCAACCAAGGCCCACGGCAAGCCATACGTTTCACATAGGCAACGCGGCCCAAGGGAGGGTTTGTTTCACTCTTTTAATCTAGATGTATCCAGCGCATGAAAAAGGCCGCTCACTGGCGGCCTTAGTTAGTCTAATTGATGGCGTTAGTTGTTAAACAGGGAAGCCCGTATCATAGCCAAATACACTGATGTATTGACGATTAAGACTAACCTTTTCACGCTTAGGTAATTCGGCCCAGAAATCCCATGCTTTATCATGGGCGGTGTTTGCTTTCAGATCATTAACTTCGTCCAAATCGTTAAAGCTTAGATAATCTAATCGATCACTATATTTTATATTCCAGTCGATAACCTTATTTA